TTTTGCATCATCCGCATGCGGTCGTCGTGTTGTGCAAAGCCCATAAAGGCGCGACGTGCGCCTTCCGCCGCAGCCGCAACAGATATGAAGCGGCCAGCCATACCGGCAAGGGCGGCATTGGCACCGCTCATAGTACCAGTCAACCCTTGGAACGCTGACGCTGATCTAGTTTGAACTTGCGCCGTGCTATGCAACAAACGCTGCACGCGCTGTTCAGCCGTCTCAAGCGACTTGCTGAATTGATCAGCACTAACCTTTGCTGGCGCAAAGATGCCTTTCAGACTACTCGCCAGCTTGCTGAAATTGTTCGACGCAGATCGCAGTGCTGGTGCGGTAAGGTCCTCAGCAGTTAATCTGATTTTACTTTCTTGATCAGCCATTACCTATGGCTCCTCACCTAGATCAAATCCGGGATTTTGATCGATTGGCGGAAACGGTGCACCAGGACCTTGTGATGTTTGTGTTGCAGGTCTGCTACCATTTATGGATTTCGCCAGTTCTGCTAATTGCTCTTCAGTTGGTTCGATCCCATCCTGTTCACCAGGCTTCTGCGGAATGCGTCCCTGCTCGATATCAAGACGCATCTCTGGCGAGACCATGGCCATAAAAGCTTCCATGACGCGGTCAGCGTCAGGGTAGCGTAACTCACGGATCACATTTTCTTCAACACCCGCAAGTTCGACAAGAAGTTCTATCATTGCCTTCCATCGACCTTCATTCCAACTTAACACATGACCAAGGCGCAGGGGCGAAAGCGTAATCGCATCGATCCTGCGGCCTTGGAAGTCGAATGGAATGAACAGCTGGATGGTTCGTCCACCTGTATTATTTTGTGTGATCATTTATGGTACCAGATTGCAATCACATGTATCCCTTTCTCTACGCGCTGGTCGACAAACTCGATATCTTCAGCGGTGCCGGCACCGTCACGGTCCGCCACCACCACACGTTTGTTCTCATCCTGCTTTTGCAGGAGCACAATCAATTCAGCGACCGTCATGCAAAGTCACCAGCATCACCACCAACAGGATCGCCAGTCGGTCCGGTGTTGTTGTCAATCGATACGCCTGGAATTTTCAACAGCTGGATCATATCAGCATTGAGGTCCTTGCGACCGATGCGACGAGTTGAAGTGAAGAAATCCCAGAAGTAGATTTCCAGTGGCTCAGCTTGATCTTGCGATACTTGCATGTGCAATTCGTAGTGAGTGATTGACCGCAAAGAATACTCGTGCGCCATTAGATCGCCCTTGCGGAAGGCAGTCGGATTGACGCGTCCCATTCGACCTTCGATCACTGCGTATGCTTGTAAGGCATTGGACGTGCGCCGGTCCCTGATCAACCCATACGCTGTAAAGCGTTGATAGCGACGCTCGTTCTGACCAATGAACGTCATCACATCCGGGTCCCAACCGGCAAGGTTAAATGTCGCCTCCAACTTGTTCATATGAGTTGGAACTTCAATTCCAACAGGAGCACCAGCCGGCGTGTGGTCAACGTAGTTCTCTTCAAGGCCAGGCAGCTTCAGCTCTTGCAAGATCAGATGCGTGCTAATGCCTGCGGCCGTTCCACCGGCGGTGTCGCCGCAGATCAAGTTGGCACTTTCCATCGTGTATATCGTTTGCGTCATTTGGAACTTCCTTTCATTAGAGTAGTGGCGGACGGATGCTTACAGTCATCCCTATAGTTTTAAGCACGTCAATTCGTGCTGCCCGCCGGATTGTTGCTAGACCGTTGCGAGATTAAGTTGAGTGGACAAGTCCGCAACCATCGCGTCGACTGCCTCACGATAGCGTGCGCTCTCAATGGTGATGTGCTTCAGCACTGGCGCTTCTTCTGCCTTGAAGGCGACAGTCAACTTGCCCAACCTAATCTGCTCTGGCGTGTTACCCTCTGCTCTGAAGTTAACCTGATAGCCAAGGATATGCTGGTCAGCCTGAAGGTCACGCAGGAAGAACTTCATGGTGTTGAGGATCGCTTGTACGGTGTGGCCGATGATATTGTACCGACCAAGGTAATACCGCAAAGCGCGAAGCATTCCGAGATGAATGAAATCTCGGCCGCGCATTACGTTGTACATGCGCCACAGCTCATCTTCTCCGGCATTGTCTGTTGACACGAGCACGAACCCACCAGACGCGATGGCGAAGTCATCGCCAATCTCACCACGAATGACCACGCCGATATTCGCTGCCAACAGTTCCTGTGCCTCGTTGGCACTATCAGTCAGGGAGAAACCGATCTCGCGGTTGGGCGAGATGATACCCTGTATCGGTTGGTTAGCAGCGGAGTGGAACGGCGCTCCAGTCTCATGATCACGCCTGATCAAGATACCAGCCATGCGCGGTGCCAAAGGCCGAATGACAATGAACGATGTGTATGGATCCATAACACGACAGCCACCCGACAACGGAATAAGACGTTGCGATTGCATCGTCTCACGCCAGTCGAGGTCATTCTGCATCGATGAGCCTGCAGACTCAACAATCATATGACCAAGCAACTGGTTACATACCGATGTAGCTCCAGCGACCACTGGGTTGGCGCCAGATACCAACGACGCAGTATAGGTCGCCAACTCACCAGTTGAAATCCAAGTCATATCGAACGACGCACCAGTACCAGAACCAGTTGTCGATACCGGCTCTTCATCAATCTCACTCGGCTCTTCTGTCCCGATCAAGAAGCCCGGATAATTGACAGTTACGGTAAGGACAGCGCCACCAACCGCGTCAACGGTAGCAACATCAAGGATGACACCGTTCGCCATCCTGAGTTGCTCTCCAACCTGATAACCGATACCGCCCATCGCGACAACGGCATTAGATACTTTATGGCCAGGAGGTGGAGCCTCAATCACAGGGGCAGTGTCGTACCAGGCACCCGGAAGTTCAAGCTCAATCGCACCAAGCGAGCCGTTGCTCTGACCATAAGCATAACCAGTTGCCTGAACTGCGTCTGGGCCGCCGCCAGAAAATTCTACCGGGTACATATGGTCAGTGACATAGTTGGTTCCAGGTGCCGTCCGCTCGATTGCGCCAACACCATTCGCCATCTGGCTAGTATAGCCAGGTGCTAGAAGGATGCGAGGTGTGAAGCCAAGCTTTGCTGCCGACTTGAGGAATGCCCACATGCCGGTGCCGCTCAACGAATCGCCAGCGATCTTACTGATGGTCTGCTGGAGTTTGATAGCGGGATCAACGTCATTGCCTTCAGCAGTTCTGACGATAACAATGCGCGCAGCGAACTGTGTCTCGCCAAGTTGATCGTTGACGCCGCGAACAGCATCGGCCAGATATCCAGCCTCGCCAAGTTTCCTAGTTTTGCTCATGTCGTTCGAGTTGACGAATACCGGCGTGTCGAGAGGAAAGACGGTGGCGTCAGCAAGAGGTGCCGGACCAATGATGCCAATCGTCGAGAGGTCTGCAGCCAATACCGGGCGTGCGCCTTCATCTACACGTCGAATACTAATACCAAAGATCGGATCTGCCATTTGGTAGTCTCCTTGTTAAAGTCAGTTAGAAGGTTGAAGGAGGAGTTTGAATCTCCAGTTGCTTGATCGTCAAGGCGTGTAGCTTGACAGCAAGCAGCAGCGCAGGTTCTGCGTTGCCGACTGGAATAGAAAAGATGCGAAGTTCACGAACATAGTCGCCTATGTTCTGATCCTGGACAATCGGGGTCACGACGATCTGCCCGACCGGATTACAATCCATCCTCATCGCCATGATAGTGAAGGCAGAGAGAGGAGTGACTGCGTGGGCTGGCGGTATCGGAGTGACTTGACGGCCTTCGAAGAAAGCTACGTCTGCCATGGTGGCTCCTACTCAGGTTTACGTTTTTCTACAAACGTCTTAGTGGAATGGTCGTACAACCTCCCCCAGTAAGTCTCAGCATCATTCGGCGCATCGATCACTTCGATGACTTGCTGATTGGCAGGGAACAATCTGGAGGCGTCTTGAACAGCTGTTGAAATTCTGACTTCTTCATCCATCTTCATCACCGTCATCTTCAATGAGTCTTGACGAAATGTTTTCTCTTTCAAATACTCGTACCAATCTTTTTGATCTGATACGCGACGGCAATACATGATAATCCCAGTCTCTATCCGAATTGGATTTTCCGGATTGTACGATACCCACTCACCATGGTCGATCACTTCCATTCCATCCTCCTAAGCGTAGTGTGTCGTGTACCAGGTACCAGAGACGAGGTATTGCACATAACGATAGCGACTGATACATTTATTGGTTTCCTCATTAGAGTCTGTGCTGTAATTAGAGTAATATGTCACGATGCCTCCGTTGTATGGCTCACTGATACTAGATGGACTGTAGATCGTGAGGGCGCGAATATGATCTCCGGCATGGACTAGCCTCATATTGGTGACAGCGACGATCTGAGAGAAGAGATTGTTGGCGACGCTAGTAGCGACGTTGTTCGCCGTTCCCCAAACGTAATCGTGCATCCATCCATAGGCGGCCAACCACAAGTGACCTTGCGGATTGGTTCGCATCACCCACGAGAAGCTGTTGTTCAGGAAGCCGACATCGCCACCGTTATGGTGGATGTACATTGGCGCCCATTCGTTGTCATTGAGCGTGATCGTCGGAGCACCTGACGTGATCGTCAGCGCCTGAATGTAGGAGGACCCATTGATGGTTTCGTTTCCGTTAACCGTCACGGAGCCATGAGAGGTGAGGCCCCATACCGTCGCGTAATAGCCCTGGGTAGACAACGTTGTACAGTTCAGGGCTCCGCAGTTCAGCGTGTTATTGATAGATACCGGACCGCCGTGAAGATTGATCTGTCCTCCACTGAGTTGGAGATAGGCAGAGTTGGCAGCATTCAGAAACAACGTGCCACCGTTGGTGTGCATGTTGCCGCCATTAGTACTGACGCTGGCAGCCGTGATCGCCCCGCAGGTAAAGCCTTGACCTGCTAGGTTAAGAGGACCACCAAGAATCTGATGAGTCGTTCCGTCGAAGTAGTGATAGGCAGAGTTGGACTGGTTCAGGTAGATGACGCCAGTCGTCGGCGTGCCAGGGCGATAGACGCTAAGGTCACCACTAACAGTGGCACCACCGCCAGCAAACATGGCGCCTGAAATGTTCAGCGCCCTGACGTTAGTCGTCCCGTTCTGGCGATTGACAGACAGGGGAGAGTCTATGATGCCGCCACCATCGGTGAAGCGGTACAGGGCAAAGTTTGATCCTGCGTTGCCTCCAGACTCTGTCGCTGAATCTCCCAACAACATGGTCCAGCGAGCCGATGCGTTATCTGCCAATCCCTCTATCGCTCTGTTCTGTCCTGGGCTTGTAGGTCTTAAGCGAACTGACGGATTGACGGTCGTGATTGTCAGGCTGGAAGCCATCGAGTTGATGGTACCAGCAATGTTGTCGACATAAGCTTTAGTGACAGCATGGAGCGGCTGCGTCGGAGCGCCACTCAAAGAAAGCGGTCCTGACATCGTGTCGCCAGATCGAGTCACGTTGGCAGAGCTGTACTCTATCATTCGAGCGCGAGCCCAGGCCGTTGTGGCGAAGGCAGTATCATTGGAACCAGCAGCAGGATGAACGCCGCGTTGAACTCCAGTGAAGGTCAGTGAACCATCTCGACGGATGAAGTTTTGAACGTCAAGTCCAGACTCCTCTAGAGCTTGAGCTGCCGCTAAAATCTCTCCATGCAGGACAACGATCTCATCGTAATTGGAAGTGACCTCCAAGTGCATTGGCGCGATGGCGTCATGATAAAGCTTTGTCGAATCGGCCATCCCAGGTGTTGATGAGAATACCCAGTCAGTGTGAGGCCCAGGATTGCCGTGATGCGCGGTGATCTGAACAACAAGCTCTCCGGTTTCCTGAACATAGTCAAGCATCCGACAGATCGCATAGTCGTCGTGGTTGGCTTGCCTCTCCAAGATCAAGTACGGTGACGGGGTGAAGGTATCCCTTTGAGGTCCCTCGTCAACATAGAAATACTTGACGCCTATCTCAAGCGTGTGCGGCGTTGAACTTGGAGCTAAGAGGAAACCAAGCTTGGTGACCTCAATGATGTCCTCTGTCGCTGGGATCAGTATCTCGTTCATCCGCATCAGAGCCGATGCGCGTATCTCGTCCATGATGTGAGAGTACTGCTCAGCCGTTCCCTCAACGACCTGGAAGCGAGCTTCAAGAGCAGGCAGCAGCCGTCGCATATACGGCAACAGCTGCGTCCCAGGCTTCAGCAGGAACTCTTCATCCAGCCGTTTCAACGCCATGGTGGTTTAGCCTTTCTTGGCAGAGCTAGGTGTCGCGTCTGGGTCAGCTGGGATAGTACCAACTTCCATCGCATCGACGATGGATGCGGGAGAGGCAGTCTGAATTTCAGTACAAGCATATCCGGCCATTATATACTCTTTGGCCGGGGACAGGGTTCGACCCGCAAACACTGCAGGCTTGCCAAGGATGACAGAGTAGACAATCGCCGGATCGAATGAGGCTGGGACTGCCTTGCCGCTTCGCGTATTGAACTTGATCTCAGGAGGTGAGTCCTTTGAAGGAGAAGAGGGACCACCAATGTTGATCACTCGATCATCAAACCACTCTCCTTGTCTAGTTGAACGCTTGCTTCCTTTACCATTAGAATTGGTTGTGCTGTAAGACGCTGGGCCTGGATTGCCTGGATCAAGGCGAGCCCTGGCTCTTTCAACATCTTCCTTTTTGTAAGGGATGTTGACGTTTTGATTGGGATATTTTTCCGTTGCCATTTATCTGCTCTCCATTAAATGTTAACGCCAACATCGACGCGCTCACCGACCAAGAAGCAAGAGAGAACATTATCAGTCGTTCCCTCTGCGCGAATCTTGTAGCTATTGATCGGCGTTCCACCCAAGGCCGTAAGGTTCCATGTACATCGACGAATCAATGTCGTTGGATCATTTGGATCAAGCTCATCCTCGATTAGCGACGGTGTTTGGACTGACGTGTATCCTGCACCAACTAACAGGCGTGGGGTGAAGGTATGGTAGGGAGGTCCCCGCCATGATTCCAAACGGAAGTCGCAGTAGACAGTGTTGACCGTTCCAGACATCGCCACCGTTCTCGCCGTGCTGATATGACGGAAATCAGAGCGTGGTCTTTCCGTCAAGACACGACTGTTCGATGCGACACCAATACCAGGCATCTCGTCTGTCGTCCCGATTAGAGTAACGCGGAACGGAAGAAGTGGAGGGAGATTTACCAGTGGGTTGGTGTCATAATAACCGAGAGCTTTCCATATGCCGTTATGTTGAACCTCAAACTGAATAGTAGTTCCTGGTGGTCTTGTGCTATCAAAGTTCAGATCGATATTCGCAATACCAGCGTTCAATTCAAGACCCAACAGCTGTACCGTACAGCGATTGTTATGGAACTTGGCAAAGTTCAATCGCATCGCGAAGTCCTTAATCAAGTCTCCCTGAGCCCAGGCCCCGTCAGTCGACGTGAACATAGAGCCCTGAGCAAACTTGTTGTTATGGACCACGCTGATGAAATGATTGCCTGCCGTCTGTAGCACGACGGCATATCGCTTGCCCTTGCCAAGATAAGTCGGCAAGAACTGGAAGCGGCCGTGGTTCGGGATCACCCTCATCAAGTCAACCGTTAAGGTCGAACGGGCGATGACCCTTTGATAGTCAGGAGCGCCAGCATTGTTACATTCGACGATCAAGCAGTGGACATCTCCGCTCGCCGCCACGCGTGTGAAGAAGAGATCAACCGACGTGAGCCATCCGCCCTGAGAATTGAGGAAGGTCTGTGCGACCACAGAACCTGAAAGACCTTCAACAGTGACGATCTGTCTCCAGTAGTAGCTGTCAACGATCTCATCAACCCAGAACTGAACCAACCTGACGATGGTATGGTTAGGGTTATCCTGAACATCAAGGATCTGAAACGTCTCATCTCCTCTGGTCAAGATATTTCTAATCGGGTCATAGATCAAATCAGTATTGATTGTGTTGCCGCCAGCCCCAACACCATAACCTTGTTCACCTTCATTGATCGACGTGATCCAGTCACGACCAGAAGGAGCGAACCACCAGACACCATTGGCGCAGACGTACATCGCCGTGCCCCAGCGAATACGAGTACGGGTCCTGGTGCACAGCTCCCAGCTGATTGTCTGATACTGATATTGCGAGATTGAGATTTCAGAATCGTTACCGAGAACCTCAAGCCTGCTGACTTGATCATAAGTCGGCAGAACAAAGTTGGCTTGGTTAACTACATTTGGATCAAGAGGATTGAGGAGACCAATTTGAGCATCACGTTGAGCTTCTGGAGAGAAGCGAATTCCTTCCTCAACTCTTGCGATGTAGTCAACGTGATCAACATCGCTTTCGTCATTCGTCAAATAATGATCTGCGCCCCAAGCCGAGTATGTGTCAGGAAGGTTCAAAGTTTCTTTGACTCGCGCGATATCTGCTCCAAGCTTGAGGGCAAACTTCATAGAGGCGGTACCGGCAAGGCGAGCAGCCAAAGCAGCAAGGTCAGTTGCGAGAGTATCGAGGCGGGAGGCAGTGCGCTGTCTCCATGCATCATTCTCATCTAGACGGGCATCAAGGTTGGCAACGTTTGGAGCCCGGTTCTCATCAACCATCGTGATTGAGACGATGCCGGTTGAGTCAAGTAGTATCCACGCCACCACAAGAGTGTTCGAAGAAATTGCAGGTCGCTGTGGGTCAGGCCCTTCTGGACCAACAACAGAACTTATATTTGCCCAGCGCCTGTTCTCTGTGGAGACTACGCGCGCGACCGTAGCGCGCGTAACTGGATCTGTGAGGAAGGTTCTTGGCTCAGTGTCGGTATCAATCTCCTGACCCCATACCACTACACCGACATAGCGCCTGGTGACGACTGGAAGAACGCCTAACAGATCAAGATTTGTGCCGCCCTCATTATCGTTATAGAATACCAAGCCATTGTGATAGAGGCGACCTGATCCAACCGTGACCACAGCAGGAGCATCCTGCACGACGTTGAACCCAGTGAACGCCATTCCTGGGATCAGTGTGTCGACGACGATGTGGTCGAATGACCCTCTTGGGAACAGACCAAAGTTATTGAAGTCCTCGACTGTTACTTTTTGCCAATCTTGGATATTTACTTTTCTCTCCATGCTATCTCTCCTAAAGCAAGTTGAACACTTGCTGATCCACAGTGGTTTCGGTGAAGGCGCGTTCTCGCAACTCGATCAACCGCGTAGGATCGTATGCCGTCCGCACTCGATCTCGTAGCGCCTGACTTACCACAACCGCACGACACGCGCGGTCGAAGTCCTGTAACTGTACAGTGCTGACAAAGTAATTATCGTCGACCGTGTAGCCTTCCTCTGCGAACCAACTCCACACATCATCATCAGTATGCAGATCAATCATTAAGTCGGCTGTGTAAGCAGGCCAGCTCACATAGTCAACCCCGACAAACGAAATGCCTCCGGTTATGGTCGCGATGATATCGGGATCAAGCAAGAAGATACGATCAGCAAGCATGCGCGCGGCATCATATCCAGCATCAGCATAGTAAACAATTGGCGTATATTTACGCGGCACATTTGGCGGCAAGACGATCAATGGATCGGGTTCTGGCTGAGGCTCAAATGTGTTACGAAAGTCAGACCAGTCATTGACAAAGAAAAAGCTATTAGCCCATCCAATATCCGAGTTGCGGGTGTAGCGAACGTCGATTGGCTCCATACCAGGCACAACAGTATCGAGGTGGAGCAAACTGCTTTCATGGTCATACGATCCGTCAATGCGAACAGTGACCAACTGCGGCACAATCGCCTCTGCACAAACGAAACGCTCTGGCTCCTGGACAAAATCCTCTGTCGTAAATGCCAACCCAGCCTGACCAGGTATTGCGATGCGCTCATAATCGATAAATGTCTTATTATTGATGGTCTTTGTGAACGTGTAAATCTGTAATGGATAATCGACACCCTTGATCCGAAGGAACGCCTTGCGGCCATGTAGTGCCTCACCATCGTCAAGACCAACATGCCAATTGCATCCGCCATCATCAGAGAAAAGAACATCAACACCATCCCAGCCGACGCCTTCATAGAACGTGATCCTGACTTCTGGCATTAGATGAATCCAGAAGTCATATTGCTCCTTGGTCAATGATGGCGAAGCGAAAAAAGATTGCGGTGGCCGGATCGCTTGTTGAATCGTGTAGCCTTGCGGTCCGACAAAGTCGCGCCCCGAATAGTGCAGGGCCATCGCAATCCCGTCCTGCGTACCGCGCAGTGACTTATATTCGAATTGCCTTGCCGTCCACTCCCGTTGCGTGCTCTCTGACCAACCTTCCTCCCACAACAGCACGCCTTGTGCATAGGCGAGATAAGGTAGATTGTTGTAACTAATAGCGAATGGATCCCACTGATCATGAATGATCTCGGCATTCATACTGATCAGTCGTTCGCCATCAACATCCGCCATTGCCTTCTCAAGGCCGGATGCCGCGCGATAAATTAACTTTGCGCCAGGACGAGTAATAATTTCTTGCGGTTCTGGTTCAGGCATTACACCATCCGCCCTGCCAAGAACAATTGGATATCGGTGACCTTAACTACCCAATCAGCAGGGATCAGAATGTCGGTAAACGGCTCGACAATCTCAACATGGTGTACGCCAGAGAATGCGCAGCTGGCATGAATTGCTGTATGGGTATGGTCATGACCTAACCAATACTGATCGAGCACCAACTTCTCCAAGTTGACTTTAATCTTTGCTAACGCTTGATCAGGCGATGTGCCCGGGAACAAATAGACGTTGAGCTTGTAGGCAGTCTCTCTTATCTTTGGCGGGTTGACTGAAATCACATCGGTCAATCCTTGCCTAGACAACGAGGATATATAAGCACGAATGCGTACCAACTGCTCTTGCGTTGGCGATGGTGATTCTGATTCTGGCCCCAGCAAACATGTGATCAAGATCGTTGGATAGTAATCATGCATCACAGAACGAATTGCAGTCACGTCTCGCAATAGTGGCTCTGCCGTCAACGCCCAGAACTCGTATGCCTCCGCAGTGCCATGAGGAGAAAGCGTGTTAGGCGACAGCCAAATACGGCGGCGATAACGATCATCACTCTCATTTGGAAGGCGAGGAACACCACCAGGATATCGCGATGCGATCGCATCTAGGTCTGTACCAATCGCATAGGCAAGAGTGATCGAGCGCGCTGCCTGGTTGACACGATCACGAAGCAAGAGTTCAAAGTATGTACAGACCTCTTGATTGATTTTGATCGGATCAAATTCTAGGATCTCAACGTCATATTGCGCGGCTGCAGGCGGATCGTATTCCGACCACAGCTGCTTCAGTCGTGCCATTCGCTGATCGATTATCATCTCAGCGTCAAGGTCCTCCAGCACGATCATGCGCTGAAGGTTAGCAGGCACCAAAATCGAGATGCGTTCTGACAGTCGATCAACTAGTGCCTGCCCACCATTCGCCATTGCTATCCACCCTCAGCAGAAACAGGTGTTGTACCGATACCATACGCCGGAGCACCAGCAACCGGGCCAGGTCCACGTTCCCAAAGATTATAGCCACGACTGACCAATCCAACTGTCTTGCGCACCTCGGGCGAATTGTCCCCAAGGTGCGCACGCGGCCGATATGATCCTTCCATTGAGGTAGTCAGATGTCCAGTTCGTAACTCCTCAATGGACGTTAGTGCAGATCCATCAGCACGATTCGAAATCCGCACACGCTGCATGCGATAGTTCGGCTCATGTAAATCCATGCCAAGCGCAATCGCCCAATAGAAACGCATGATGGTCGTTTCAGTCGCATTCTCACCAATGAGATGCGGGACGAATGAACCAGCCCAACGTCGCAGAACACGTTCGTGAAATCGAGTTGAGAAGATCAACAGGATGGATTGGATAACGTGATCCCATCCCGTCAACATCTTGCCGGAGAAACGATCCATGCCGATGCGCACTGGATTAAGGATGATACGGCCTTGCTTAAGATCGGGCCATATATCCATATTTGGATCGTAGATGTAATTTGACATTCGCTATTCCGTTGCCGTGGTTGGACGTGTCCGCTCAGGCTTCTTGTCCTTATCCTTTTCACGCTGCTTGCGACGTTTGGCGATACGCTTTGATATTGGCGAAACGCTCCCAGCAAATTGCGGTGCGCCACTTTGTGCACGTCGCGAATAACGCGGCACACGCTTCGGCCTCGCATCATTATCCTTCGACCGACCACGCGTAATCTGATCGAGGAATTTCTTGGCGTTGTCGGACAACTTCGACTGCGGATGTTCGCCAAGCAAACCCTGATCGATCCAGTACTGAACCATGTTCGGTACAGCGAGGACATACTTACCATCATCCCCATCCTTAACCTTCAACCCGCCCAACTCGTCAGAGACATTGGGATCATAGATGTAGTACGGTTGCAACGATGCTGTTCGACGTGTTACCATATCTGACTCTCCTTGTTGAATTTCAACTTATGCGTCGTCCTGTTTGATAGGGTCGCGGCCAAGGACAGGCGGGCGAGATAAAACGATCTTGCCCTTACTGACTACCACCCAATCAGATGATGCGCGTATCTTTGCCCCTTGTTTATGAGCCGCAAGGCGAACGTCTTTTCCTACACGATGAGTGATGCCGCCTTCTTCGTTCATGCGGGTTTTCATCACCGCCTTGTCGCCACCAACGTGGCCCTTCTTTTCCTGCTGTTGTCCTCCACCACCGCCACCAGATCCACCGCCACCAGATCCACCGCCACCAGATCCACCGCCACCACTACTCCCTGACGATTGCCCCTCCTTCTTTTTGTCATCAGGTTGTAGCCAATGATCGTGACCCTTCTTCGTAGTCTTGCTGCGATAGTCATCCTGCTGGTATGACTCTTCATCCTGCCCGCTATCACTCGCGTGCTCGGGTCGCGGGAAATTTTCGTTAGGTGCATAAGGCGCGATCATGCCTTGACGTATGTCGCCGCCCGGGCAAACCATCGTCAGCGTTTGGCCCTTCTTGTAGAACGCAGCCTCGCGCGCGCCACCGCGCATATTCGAAGTATTCAACCACGGAGACAAAACGTCCTTGCCATCAGCATCCTTGCCGATGGACATCCGTACCTTGTCTTTCTTTACTTCAGTCACAACACCGGTCTGATGCTGGTTAGCAACCATTCGTCGCAGTTCTGCGATCTGCTGTAGCAGTCTTTGATAGTTGTCAGCCACGTTTGTCCTCCGTCTTTGCGTCTATGTAATCGAGCACGGCGATGACCACCTCAAAGACATCGTAGTGTTCGCCATCACCGCCAATTGTCGTCACGGTTGCTTTGTGATCATCACCCATCGGCTTGACACCGACACGTTTTGCTATCTCTGAAATCCGCTCCCACGGATTGATCTCAAGGATGGTTTCGCCAACCTTGACCCTAACACTATCATCGTCGCTCAATGGTTAAAATCCCTTGTTAAGAATTCAGGCAGCTCTGACTCTATGATAACATCATCATCAAGGCTCATGCTCAATAGAGCGATGGCGAGACGTAAATGGTTTTGTGCCAGCTTACCAATCAAATCTTTCGCCACTTCCTCTTCACCATTATCGCAGACAAATTCAATTCGCAACTTTAGCGCCTTGAATTGTTCATGGTATTGGTTGATCAAATCAAATGACGATTGCGCTGCCTCGCGCATCATCGCAATACGTTCTGCCTTATCGTTGCTCATGAGACTGATACCTTGATACTTGTAGAAGCACGACTAATGACCTCCTGTGCCATCTGCCGCAACGTCATATTCTCGTCGTATGGTTTACCCATACGCTGCCGAGCATCTGTACCAGACAACGTAGTCATCGTCACAGGCAAACGCTTGCCCTTTGGCGCGTAGGGCATAATGATACATCGGCAATTCGGATGCTTTGGAACATGCTGCATCGCAATGTCGATAGGGATTGGCCCTGCCGCTCCAAGTTCTTCACAATCCATACACACCAACTCATCATCCTGAGTTTTCACGATCACCATCTCACCGGGTTTGAAGCGGCCATATTCGTCTTTGTCTTTTTTCTCTTGCGCACGGTTCTGCTGATTATTAAACAGATCTTCATTCAGCTCGATCTCATAAGCCAAAGTATTGCGCGTTGAACGTTTAGCTCGTAGATTGCGCCTCACTTGATCGACCGACAATCCGGTCTTGTGCGCTATGCTATGGCTCAACGTCACAACCAATTGGTCACCAACCACGTTCAATCCTGATGAGATAGCAGGTCCAGTTACCTTCTGCGCATCCTTGTATTTATTGCTATACTGAAGCAAGGATGTTGGATCTATTTTCATATCGATCATGAGACCAGCACAAACAGTACGAAGAATACAACGATGATTCCCACGATCCAAATAATCGCGGCGCGATAAAGCGGATCGATCATTCCTCAACGTCTCCTTGAATTTCCACCTTGTCCTTTTTCTCTTGCGGCTTAATCACAGCGACGTTGGTCTTGATCGTAAACTTATCTAGCAGACCGACACTGACATCACCTTCCATGTCCATATCGTCATGCGCAATCTCGCGCAAGACTGGAGCCTCACCATTCACATCAGTCAAGTCATCGCCAAAGCGAGTGGCCATACCTGGTAGATCGCTACTCAATGGCGCCAAACCAATCGCACGCAAGCCGAGACGGCGCACGCCCAATGCTGCCTGGACCTGCTCCCAATTTGGACGCGCGGTCTGGTTACAAAGAGCCGTACAGATTTCTGCGATGTGCTCCATGCCTGCCTCTGGATTGTCCTTCGCAACCGAAATGAACTGACGGATTGGATGTGTCCTTGGAACTGCTACGCCAATCGGTAGATCACTAACCACATCGCAAATGATACCCAATTGTCTTGCCGCCCAGCGGCGATCCCGGTCTGATGACGCGCCACGCTGTCCAACGACGCGCGTCACGCCAATCACAAACGTCTTTAGCAACTCTGACCAATCATTGCGTGGGTCCGAGAACATGGCAGCGAGAGCTTGATCCTCAACCATGTCTAACGCAATCTCCATACCTTCATCTGTGAGCGGCGTCTTTAATGTAGTGCCGCCCTTCTCACCTTCAACCTTCGACGCAACACCAATCTCAAGAACGAGATTAAGCTCACGTCGTGAATTGTAGAGGTCGTGTCCTTGAACCTCCTGCCTATTGTCCGCGTCAGTAT